TCCATTTTTACCTCCGTTTTTTTGAAAGCTTTTTCTGCTTCTCTCCTCGCTGAAGTCATGTCGCCTCCCCAAGTTGCGATAATACGCAGCGTTAAAGCCACGTTCCCATTCTTTAGAAGCTACACTTCCAAGGTGAAAGGGATTACCTCTCAGCATCTTTGTCCCCTCAGAGAGCTTACCTCTCATAAAGATGCTGTATCCTTGTTCATACGGTTTCATCATCACTCACAAAGTTAGTTCTATCTGAACACGCTATTATTAAGACTGTGCTGTTTGGGTAAGTCTTATCTAAATGTTGTTTTAGCGTGGTGCTAATATGATCACCGTTTTTAGCTATATAGTCAACACACTCTTTTTGACTAACAAACGTATTGCCTTTGTACTCTAAGTTTTCTACTTGACCGTTAAACAGTATAGTAGCAAATATAACTATCATACTCATGTTATATCTACAATCTCACAGCTATCGCCTGAACAAGCGAATGTTTGAGAAGACTGTGTGTTATCTTCCTTCTCATAACTTTGAAACTTACTCCAATCTATATGTCCGAACTTACTGCTAAACTCATCGTATACTTCTTCTGTACACTCTTGATAGGGTGCTTGTTGATAAGTATGATCGGAGTGTGGTAAGAACGATACACCTGACATTTCGTCAAAGTGTTTAAACACAAATGCTCCTACTTCCATCCACTCGTCATCTCGCACAGAGATGGTCACTGACGGCTTGTGTTCACACCAATGCCTCTGATATGTGAGCCACGTTTGTAGCTGTTCTATGGCTGTCATATCGTCTCTCATAACGGACTTTCTAGGAGACTTCATAGGAAAGCTAAACACCATGTTGGTATCAGGCTTCATTACATCAGGTTCGCTAGGAACACCGCTGTCTACCATGAAGTTAGTAAGAGGATCTTTATTATCGCCCCTAACGGTACGAATATAATAACTGCTATGACGAGGGTGGATACCACTGCTTGAGTCCACAAGCTGTGATACTGTCCCACTTGGTTTGACACAGGTGATTGCTGTGCTTTGTGGGATTCCAAAGATTGCTGCCCACTCTTTGTTTGTTTCGACAGCGATCTGCCGTAATGCTTCAAGCGTCTTATCAAGTCCATTTTTCTTTCCACTAGTCAATTCGTTATCCATTATCCCTGTAAGGCTAACACCTAATAGTCTCTCCTCTTCAGTGTTGGTCTTCCATACCTTACGAAGATAAGGGAACTTAGTTAAGGTAGCCTGTGCTGTACCAAGTATAGTCGCAAGCATCACCTTCCTCTTCAGATCTTCAAACTTATCTTTCTCTCGTATCACTACCTCTGTTAAGTTACAGAACTGATAAGGTCTAAGTATTATTTCACTGCAAGGATTAGTACCAAACTCATGGTCAGCGTCTCTCCTGCCAAACTTCTTTGCCTGTTCCTTTGCAGATGTTCTATTAAATATACCACGCTCTCCTGATTTAGATTCCACAAGAGATGTCCACTCTCTTAGGAATGTCTCACCATCAGGCTTATCAGTGTAGCATACAGAGTTATTAGCCAATGCCATCTGTGGTGTTGTCTCCCACCATTGACCTGACTTAGCGTGTCGCATACGTCCATCAGATAGATTAGACAGGCTTATCATAGCAGAACGTCTAACACCACCTGACACTACAACCTCCCCAACCTTGCACATCAGATTGTGACAGTCAAAACTTGACAGCTTGCGCCCTGCGTTGTCCTTAAATAATGCTGTTGTGAAGTTAAATAAATCAACCAAAGGTCCTGGACCTGATGCTCTACCACCAAAGATTTGTAGCCTAGAACCTGCAGGTCTAATCTTTGATACGTCCCAATGTGGAGACTCACCCATATAAAGATGTCCTATCAGCTTACGTAGTGCCTTTGCCCACCCTTCTTTGCTGTCCTGTACCTCTATAACAGTGGTGACTTGCTCTATTGTTTGTGGTATCTCAGGTAGCTGATTAACATACTGTCTCTCCACAGAGAACCCAACACCTGTACCACACAACAGTATATACATTGCCTCGTCAAAAGATTTTGGATCATCAACAGGGAGATAGCTACAGTTGTACCCTGCTGTGTTGTCTCGCTCAAGGGCAAGACCTGCTGTCATCAACGCTCTCATAGAAGGCATAACCTCTAACTTGGTTATAGCATCTTTTATTTGTTGCACAGGCAAGTGTCCCTTAACCTTTAACGACATAAAGTCAACGTATCTATTGACTGTCTCTTCCCACGTTTCTCTT